GATATGCGCGGGTTGATCGAGAGCCTGCGGCCTGCGGCCTGCGCCCTATGGTGTGATGCCATGAGTCGATGACCTGCGGCCTGCGGCCTAGCTCCTATGGATATATAAAAAAAGAAATCCCCTGCCAGCTTTGCTGGCAGGGGATCAGGGGAAACCCTAGTGCTTGTGATAAGAAACGGTTTTGACATTCTTGTCCCAACATGCGCGGCACTCACCACACTTGCCTTCTTGTTTTGGGGCTGGGCATTCGTGCCCGATAGGCGCGGCGTTCTTAATTACCGCACTTGAATTTTGCCACTTAGCAGGCGGCGCTTGATCGACCATTGTCTGAGATAGCCGCAGCACCGCATTATCTGGCAACGGTTCGATCTTCAAAGCTTCCGCCCAAATCTTATGTTCTTTTGTTGGTATCCAGTGTTTTTTGTTTGGTGTGGCCTTAACAACATCAATAATATTTAGCGCCATTCTAACGTCGTGAACGTCACCACTGTCAAACCACCTAAAATATTCTGATCTTGTCTTGTCTAATAGCTTGACCATTTGCGGCACAAAATCGATCGAGAAAAAGAACTCTTCCCGCTCTTCCATTTTGTTGACCACGTTCGGCATTCTGTACATGCCTTTCCGCGCGTAGCAATCATAGCATACTGAGCCTTTAATCTTGGCTAGCTTTGATCCGGTCTTACACTTGAACGCAGACCGGGATATAGACTTGCCCGGCATTTTTGAAACATTCGATAACATAGCAATTCCCCTTACTATTGGTTTATGATTTTATTCTATACTATTCCACAAGGTATGCAAACAATATTTTCCCTGCGGCCTGCGGCCTTGTTCCTCTTTTTATATATACAACGGCCTGCGGCCTGCGGCCTTGTTCCCCTGTATATATAAAAAAAGAAAAGAGGATCGAGGGGCTCCGCCCCTCGATCCTGTGTTGTTATGTTGTGACCCAAAAACCGGATGGTCTTAATTCTGCTATCTTGGTCAGCTTGTCACCATGTAGCCGATATTCTTTTATCGGTCTGATCCCGTGACGGCCTCGCTGCTTTTTACCGATCGTGATTACCTGACCATCGCTAGAAGAGTCAGGCCAGATCTTGTTATGCTTGGCGAGTGTCTTACCAATCTCAGTTAGAGAGTTTCCGACCGACCAAACTACTAGGCTGCTGCAGCCTAGTATTGGTCGGTGATAATAAATGTTAGCCATGTTCTTCAATCCTTTCATCCGCGATCATCTGACAGTATAGCGTGATCCCGAAATCATAACCTGATTTGTAACCGTCAGGTTTGGGAGACCTATCGTCTTGCGTTCCTTCAAGCAGAGCGTCAGTAACGCCGTCTTTGAAGCTTTTTAAATATTGCTTATTCATTTTCTTCGATCCTTTCATCTGCCCAATAATTTGAGTCCTCAAAAATGTCCGCTCGGTAGCGTCGGCGATTTTCAGCCATTACACGATCCGCACAGTCAGAGCACATCAGACCGCCGAGCTCGATCCCCCGAGCATCGCGCTCGAGCCATGTATATTGTTTTCGCCCATCGGCATCACGATGATCACAGTATTCCATATTCGACTCCCCTCCAGAACTGAACATCGCCGGTCAAAAATCCACCGTGGTGGTCATTAACAAACATATGCATATCTTCCCACTCTTTGCCTTCATCATCGACATAACAGCCAACGAACTTTCCAACACCTTGGATGACGGTTTCGGAAGGATGACCTTCCATCACCGTAGCCTTATACTCGACCGACTTACCTTTCTCTGGCATACGATCTTTGACAGATATCCACTTAGTCATCGACATTACCCCCTTAAAAATTCATCTAGAAGAATGATAGAGCCAGTCATAACAGCACCAGCCCCAACGAATGCCAGCCAGCCATTGTCTACTTGCCACCAGCTAGTGATAAACAACGCAGTCAATACTATCAGCGAGGCATAGAACAGGCCGACAAGCCCGACAAACTTTATTCCTGTAATGATACTATTCATTTTAGTCCCCTTCTATTTGGTTTACCGTTTCGATCTTTTGATCTCTTCAGCGCTAGCACACACTAGCGGACGGTAGGGGGCGGATGCCCCCTTGTTTTTAATCCTCTTCTTCGTTCCAGACCGTCACCATTTTATATTGAAGATTTTCCAAGTCAGTTTGAATATCTTCGATATTGCCGGATAAATCCTCACACCAATGTCCGCTATCTTGTAAGACATTCTCAATTATTTCCAATGCATGGTCTACCTTGTCATTGGCTAGTGCGACTTCGTGAAGGATGCTTTGTAATGTTCTTGTCTTTGTACTTGGATGCATTGTTTTGTCCCCTTATGCGACGTTAGAAATAACAGTCTTTCCAGACTTGATTGTGTACACCGTACCAGCTTCGAGCTTCATACGGCGAACGCCCCCTTTAGAAAAGTCAATAAACGTGACCACGTTAGGGTGGTCGTCGGTTAGACGATCGTCGGCGATGACTTGCCCGTATGCATGGCGCAAGCTGCCATCAACTTTTGTGAATGTAGCGGTGAAAAAGCGACCGCCTAGCTGCTCGATTATTTGGTTTCTTAATGTCATATCTAATCCCCTTATATTTGAGTTGATATGATTAGCTTATAGATATTTTTTCATAAATCAAACATAAAATGCACATAAACCAAGTAAATCTTCGGTTTTTTGGGGTTACTGGCATCGATCGGCGATCAGTTTTCACGCAGCGCGACCCCCCACCCCTTATTTTTTTGGGATAGTCTATTGACATACGGGCGCATTTTGCTGGGTTGATAAATTCATTGCTGGGTATTATCATTCGGGCATGGATGACACAGCGAACCTAGAACTGCTGCCAGAGGATGTCCTTAAAGAGATCCTGTTACTGGAGGAGCAGCAGAAGCGTCTTGAAACCAGAGACATAGCTCAAGATAAATTCATGGCCTACGCCAAACATGTGTATGACGGGTTTATAGAGGGGACCCATCATAGAATCATAGCCGAGAAGCTAGAGCGGATAGCCCGGGGTGACTTAAAAAGATTGATTGTCAACATGCCTCCCCGGCATTCCAAGTCAGAATTTGCATCTTATCTAATGCCTAGCTGGTTCTTGGGCCGCAATCCAAAATTAAAAATCATTCAAGCTACCATGAACACCGAACTTGCTGTAAGATTTGGTCGAAAGGTCCGAGATTTGATTGCTGATCCTATTTATAAGGAGATCTTTCCAAACACAGACCTGAAACCGGACAGCCAAGCGGCAGGTCGTTGGGAGACCAGCGCTGGTGGGGAATATTTTGCAGCCGGGGTGGGCGCTGCAATGACTGGTCGTGGTGCTGATTTACTTATTATTGACGATCCGCACTCGGAGCAGGATGCGTTATCGCCTAGTGCGTATGATAATGCGTGGGAATGGTACACTTCTGGCCCTCGTCAGCGTCTTCAGCCGGGGGGAACCATCATTATTGTGCAGACTAGGTGGTCCAAGAAGGATATTACGGGCCGTTTACTGCAAGCACAGCAGAAAGATTTGATGGCTGACCAGTGGGATGTGGTGGAATTCCCTGCAATTATGCCTTCGGGGGAACCATTATGGCCTGAGTTCTGGAAAAAGGACGAGCTTTTAAAGGTAAAGGCTTCGCTTTCGGTAGGAAAGTGGAATGCTCAGTGGCAACAGAACCCTACATCAGAAGAAACCGCTATGGTCAAGCGGGATTGGTGGAAAGTCTGGGAAGAAGATGACATTCCTGACCTAGATTATGTAATTCAGTCCTATGATACGGCGTACAGCAAGAAAGAAACGGCTGATTACTCTGCTATTACAACGTGGGGCGTGTTCCAGCCCTACGGAAACGGGGATCAGCACCTGATATTGATGGATGCGAAGAAGGGGCGGTGGAATTTCCCAGAGTTAAAGTCTATTGCACAGGAAGAATACGAATACTGGGAGCCGGAGTTGATGTTAATCGAGGCGAAAGCTTCTGGTACACCGTTAGCGGACGAAATGAGGTTACTGAACCTCCCTGTAGCTACATTTAGCCCGGGTCGAAAACGTGGTGGGGGAGGTATGGACAAAACAACTCGTATGCATATAGTCTCTCCTATATTCGAGTCGGGAAAAGTATGGTATCCTGAAGGCGAAAAGTTCGCAGAAGAAGTTATTGAAGAGATTGCTTCATTCCCTAATGGCGATCACGACGACTTTTGTGATAGCATGACGATGGCCTTGATGAGATTTCGTCAGGGTGGCTTTGTTAGTTTAGCAGGGGAAGAATTTGAAGATGATCCACCCCGCGTAGCAAGAGAGTATTACTGATGGCTGCAAAGCTTTACAAAGATCTTTCACCTGCCGAACAGAAAGCTCGTGACACAGAGTTAAAAGACATGGCCCGTGGTGCGAAGTACGCCCCTTTTGATTTGCTTGGTGCTCCTGTCGATTTAATAACAATGGGTATGCGCGGCGTGGGGATACCTGTGCCGGAGAAACCTTTTCTTGGCTCCGAGTATTTAATTGACAAGTATGCTGATCTAGGTGAGGCAATTGGTGTTGACTATGACCGCCCGACTGGATCCACTTCAGAGACCGCTGGTCGTCTAATAGCGGGTATAGCTGGTCTTGGAGGTGAGGCTGCTTTACTTGCATCCAACATATCTCGAGTGGCTACTGCTTCAAAGGGAACTAAGGTTCGTGGCTCGGGGACTGAGAAAAAAGGTGTTGGATCTGCACAACGAGAAGAGCCTGTTTCTACTGTAAAAGCATACAAGCTGTTTAAGAAAGATAAGGATGGGAATCTTCATCCCTTGTTTGTAAAAATGGGAGATAAAAAACCACTACCTATTGGAGAATGGACTAAAGCAGAGGCCGGGGAGTTAAATCCTAAAACGGGAAAGGTTAAATCTTCTCTTGGAGATCTAGCTTACAGACCCGGTTTTCACGCTGGGGACACCCCTAGTGCTACTCATATAGGAGGAAAAGTAGACCCGGAAACAGGTCTGCGTGTTAAAGGAAGCATGAAGCCCAACATTAGGGAAGATAATCAGGTTTGGGCAGAGGTTGAAATGCCTGCCGATGTTGATTGGCAGAGTGTTGCAGATTCTAGGGCTGTTCTAACGAAGAAGGGTACGCCTGATCCGAAGACAGCGCACATCACTGATGAAGTTCCTTTTGGTGGATACTATCGTTACAAAACAAATCCCAACATGCAGGGTAACTGGCTTATATCTGGTCAGATGAAGATCAACCGTGTCCTTGACGATGATGAGGTTATGGCTATTAACGAAGCTGCGGGGATGCAGGATCTTCCTCGATTGTCTCAGTTAATGGCGAAGAGTCAATCTCGGTCCTCGGACCTTGCACCTGTGTCGAAGAAAGAAGTCCTCGAGGGTGAGATTGTAGGCACGAAGTCCAAGAATTACATGAAGCTTGAGAAGGAGATGGGCGAAGCTCGGACCCCGGAACTTCGTTCTGCTCGTGAGTTGAACATGGAGATTCAGGGTGTGGACGATGCGTTTAATACTGGTAACGCATCTATAAACATTGACAAGTCTTTTGAGTTTGTAAGCGGCGGCGATCCGGTTCGATCTACGTCTGACGAGTTTGTTGACTCTGTCAAGGATTCTTATGAGTTTGCTCGAGAAGAGGGCTTTAGCCGTGGCGAGGCTTTGATATCTGCGGTTCGTGAGAGAGTTGATGATTACAACAAAATTTACCCTGATGCGTTAGATTTGAATTCTGTTCTTGACGATGTATCTCGTAACGTGAATGAAGACTTTGGTTTTGATCAGGCTCTTAGCAGGTTTCGTGAGGGTCAGACTAACCGCAAAGCTTTGGAAGCAGAGTTAAGCACAAAGCAGAACAAGGCTCGTTTTGCAGAGTTGGAGGCTCAACAGCAGCAGTTTCGTCAGTCTCTGGGGATTACTGATGATACCCCGCCGGAAGAGGCTCAGAGAATTATTATGGATTATGCCAACAAGCAGCAGGCTGGTATTTCTGGGCTAGGTATTCCTGATCCCACTCCACCGAAGCCTAACTTGCGCCTAGTTAAGAAAGCTGCGGGTGGCAAGGTTGACATGCGTTCTGGCATAGGTGACTTATTTAAGGTATATTCGTAAAATGCGAACAGACAAACAGATTATGGCAGCGGCCCAACGTGACATCCGTTTATTGACCGATAAGGAATATGATCGGTATAGAGAGATTCAGGACAGTCGTTCTGTAAATAAAGTTGGTGGTGGCATGGTCAAGGGTTTCAGTCCTATTGCCCGTCCACAGAGATTCAAAGGAGTGTTCTAATGAGCGACGACAGTAAAAAGTTCAGGCATCCAGCGGGTGTAGCCATCCGAAAAAACTTGGATGCTGGGCGTTATAGACGTTCTGATGAGGGCAAGGCGGAAAAGAAAGCTCGTAAGGAGCATAATAAAAAGTTTTCTTCAACAGTAGATAAAAAAACAAAACGCAAGCTTCGTAGTGATGCTAGAAAGTCTGATGCTGCAAAGGGTAAGACAATGCGGGAAAGAGGTTCTTATAATTATTACGAAGAGATGAAAGACGGCGGCATGAGCAAGGCTGTTATGAAAGCCCGTGGCGGAACATTTAAAGGAATATTCTAATGGCACTACCTCCACAGATGGTTGCACCTGCAATGGGCCCCGGCGGACCGGGGATGACGGCAGAAGAACAAATGACCGAGGTCCAAGTACCGTTGCCCGGTATGGAAGAGCTTCCGCCCGGTATTGAGATTGTTGGCGAAGAGCAGATGATCGAGGTTCAGGCTGAAGAGTACGATCACAATGCGAACTTGGCTGAAGTACTTGATGACTCCGTCCTTGGTTCTTTGTCCTCGGACCTTAGTTCTAAGGTAGATGAGGACAAGGGTTCTCGAGAGGATTGGGAAGAGGCTATCTCGAAGGGTCTTACGTTACTTGGTATTAATTACGAGGAGCGTTCAGAGCCGTTTCTTGGGTCATCCGGTGTAACGCATCCGTTATTGAGTGAGGCTGTTACG